TGATAGGTGGGACCACTTGTAAAACCGCAACAAGAGTGGCTAGTACCGCACCAGCACCAATAACAAACTTAGCGTTAGTATCTACTTTCTTCTGTAAGGCAGAGACCCTATTGTGCATAGTCTCATGGTCTTTATCTACCTTGTCTTTCAGATCCTCAATCATTTTGATGATGAGTTGATTTGATTTCTCACCTTCATCAAGGCGATTTTCATGACGTTCTAGAATTATAGCAATCTTATTGCTATTCTCAGAGATGGTGCCAACAGCACGTTCAAGTTTGTCAAGCATCTCTTTAGAGAGATCTTCATAAATGTCAAGTTTCGATTCAAGGACCGCTAACTTTTGAAGACCAAATGCCATTTTCTTTCCTAGATACGATCAATCCAAAAACTTCTTGGTGATTTAATATTTCTTTTTTTCTTCTTCTTTTTACTTGCAGGAATACCGGGAGGTTCTCCCTGAGGACCAACACCCAATCCAGCAATATTTCCACCACCCACAGCATTAGCTGGGGCATCTTCCATCATGTTTCTAACTATTCTAATGGAATTTTCTAATATGTGATCATTCATAACTGACTTAGATCCTGTAAACAATTATCGTCTGTAGGTATATCGTGTAAGGCTGACCTTGGATATTCAGGAAGTCTACCCAAATAATCAACAAATGTTTTAACTACAGGCCACAACTCCTTATCAATTTTAAAAAACAACAGTGGAGTTGCGGCTTCACCAAAGACATTATAGAGAATGATGAAATGATTAATAAGTAAATGAGACTTTAGAATACCGGTACTTTGATACCGTTTCAAAAGTCTCTTAATCCACTTAAATCTCTTAAGATCTTCGTGAAAATCTTCTTGCGTTACTGCATGAGGATTTTCATAATGTTTTATAGCAAACATCATATAATTGTCTTCGTTCAATTCATCAAATCTCATATTAAATTATTGATAGATCATTCAGTTGGTTGTTCTTCTGTTACATCATCAGCAACAGTCTCTTCTTCAGCAGCGGGGGCTGCTTCTGGTTCTGCTTCCACTACAGGAGCGGGAGCTGGGGCGGGAGCAGGTGTTGCTCCGCCATTTAACAGGTCTCTAAGTCTTCCCATGGTTATTACTTAATGAGTTGTAATTTATTTATCAGTCGGCAAGAACTGAATCGTCAGCAGCGTCTCCAGTGACGGAGCTCATTGCAACTAGAACTTCAGTCTTGGTTCTAGTGTTACCATGTGTATCGGTGTAGGTGGTGATGCCAACCCAACCAGCATGATCGTGAGAGTAGATGGTAGTTCTTGCGACACCAACCTCAGTTGCATCGGAACCATAAACCTCGTTACCAGCCCAGTTTGAATCGTGGGTGGTGTACTTAGGTGCTTGGTTGATGTTAAATGATTGAGTGATTCCACTAGTGGCGACTCCACTAAGTCCAGAAGCACTCACAAGAGTGAGTTGAGTATTGGAATCAACGGACTTGATGACTCCACTACCATAATCACCCATGGTGATGACTTGACCAGCTTCAACAAGACCAGAGTCAGTAAATGTTGTGCCAGATCCAGTAACTACACCTTCAGCTGTAATGGTGGTGACGTTTCCTGTCGCGTATACACTATCGTTGTTACCCCAGAGAGACATGTTAATTCCCCGTTAAATTCTTATGTATATTGATATTTATAAAAAAAGGAGACCTCTACTTTGAAGTCTCCTCTAATAAAATCAAGCTTCTTCTCTTGTTTTAATCGCTTTGGTGACAACCTCTAGTAGTTTATCATCCATATCGGTCTTGGTTAGCTTAACCGCTTTAGCAAGGATAACAAGACAGATCTCAACCAGTTTTTCACCGAGTTCTTCATTTTCTGGAATTTTGGCGACTGCATCGGAGATTACCTTTGACGCGAGGGGCAGTAAAAATGCAAGCATTGTGTGAACCTCAAAGTGAGCATCACTATTTATATTCTAGGTGTTACTAAGAATCGTTCTGGACTAATAAAATACAGAAAGTTGCTGCACACTTCATATTATTTGTTGGAGATAACGCCCTAACTTCAATATCTGCTTTCTCTTCAATCTTTAGTGGGAACTTATAAGATCTCTCAATAGAATTAATATTTGTATGCATAGAATCCTGTGTTCTCCATGCACCATCATTGGCAAGTCTCTTCAATAAGAACACATCACCATCTGCTTTTGCAGTTGACACATTCCAGTCAAAGATATATCCAGTGTAACCTGCAGGCACTGTATATAGAGACATAAACGTTTGACCCAATCCTCTGGGAGTTGGAGAACCTACAGTACGAATTTGTGCAAGAGTTGTTCCTCCAGAAGAAATTGAGATAGTTCCTTCATTACTATCACTAGAACCAGCTGATGCAACATAAGCACGGAACACTCTATAGAACTCAACAGTTCCTGCACCTCCACCAACAGTTAGTGTTTCTGAAACTAGATTATAGTTTGCATCAAGACCTTCTACGGTTACAGTTCTTGCGCCAGTTCCAGAAGCAGAATCATCTCCATCTGTACTAGTTACAGTGACTGTTGCTGCAGTGGTCAGATATGCATAAAGACCACCAGCATCCCAAATAGTTTCTAATGAACCGTCAACATCATTATTTGTTCCAAACTTGATAACATGAAATGCACCACGAACTTTATCACGGGAAACATTCAGTTCCCATGCTTCATCCCAAAGATAATTCTTAAATCCCATCAGTCACTCCAACTTAATCTTTCTGGTTGATATCTCTGTGCGTTTTTAATTCTTGAAGTATTTTCCTGAACAGGATAAACATTATGTACGATTGCTCCAGGATACTCGCCCTGAATTTGTTCTGCAAGTTCATTCTTGGAGATCATTTTGCCCTCCACTTCTAGACGATACATCTTTCCTTCCCAAACTACATCAGCAAAGAAAGACTCACTTGCGGTCTCTGGTTCTTGTGCAGGAGAGTTCATATAGAGATTTCCATTGAAATCTCCTGCGATATTAATACTTTCCGATAAGAATTGTTTGAATGATTTCATTAGTTGCAGTTCCAACGACGAAGGGCTTTATTAATTCTTGAATCTGGATCTCTAGAAGTTTTAGCAGAAGTCAACTTAGACTTCATACCTTTCATTCTACGGCAAAAGGACTTGCGACGTTCAGCCCTTTTGCCAGTAGGCTTTTTTTCAGTTACTGCAGTCTGTAGTTTTGAACCTGGGTTCTCTCTACGATATGCATCAACGGCTTTCTGACTTAAACCATCAGTCTTATCCTTGCGGTTTACTGATTGCCAATCTTCTGGTACATATTCTTCTTGATACTCTGGTTCATCCATAAACTTTTTTTCAATCTTTTTCTGAACCACGTCTGCAGTAATCTCACCACCCTTTCGTGCAGCAAAGTCAACTGCTTTCTTTCTCATTGCACCCTTGGCAGCCATACCCGCACCCTTTTTAGCGATTCCTTTTGCAACCGCACCACCTGCAGCTCTTGCAGCAGTACCAGCGATTGCTTTACCTAAAACAGCTTTACCGCCAACAGCAAGAGCTCCTAGAGCCGGAAGTAATTCATTAAGAACTTCCTCACCCATATTTGGATTGACTTCGACTTTGTTTTTCTTTTTTGTTACATCAATAATCTTTTGTTCGGATCCCTTTTCACCAACCTCAAGAATAAATTCCTCTCTCCAGTTAGAGAATTCTTCATTCCTATCTTTCATTAATTTGTTTTTGAGATCTTTATCCTTTCTTGCTCTTTGTCCAAGAGTCTCTTTTGCTGCAGGAAGAGCTTTTTGTTCTTTCTTTTGACCTTCTGGTTTTGCTGAAGTTGATTCAGGTTTTTTATTCTGTTCAGATTCTGCCTTCTCTGCCTTTTTAGCTTGTCTTCTCTTCCAAGCGTACTTACCAACAGCGACTCCAATTTTAGCAGCTCCCTTAAGGGCACCACCGACATTGCTCATAACAGCACCCATGTCCTCAGCGTCACTCTTACCACCAGCGACTTTAGTGTTACCACTAAATGCAGATCTTATACCACTCTTTAGTTCAGCTCTATCTGCAGCCTTTTTCTTTTTCTTACCCTCTTCAGCTGCTACTTTTTCCTTTTGTTTCTTATCTAGTTCTTTTTGTTTTTCCTTTTCTTTAGCCTGTTTAGTCTTTTCGGCTTTAGTCTTATCACTTTGAGCATATCTCTCTCTTTGTCTTTCAGTTCTGGCGGCTTCCTTTTCTCTTTCAGTTTCTCTTGCAATTCTTGCCGCTTTTACTCTACCTGCAGCAGAGACCCTTGCAGCTCTTTCAGTTGCAGTGTTTTTAGCCTTTACTTCACCTTTTGCCTTTTCTTTTCTCTCAGCAGCGTCTTTTTTCTTTCTCTCTTTAGCTTCTTTTTTTGCAGTTTCACTATCATCATCTTTCATCGCTTTGTTGACAGCAGCCGCCAACTTAGCACGTTTTGCAATTGCTTTATATTTTCTTGACTTGTTTGGTCCACCAGGAATTGTTCCTCTTGGTGCTTCATTAAGAACTTCTTCAAGAATCCTCTCTACTAGTGAAGATTCATCAACAGTTTTTCTGCGACCAGAACGATCCGTTTCTTGATCGTGCTGTTTTGGTCTACCATACTTTTTCTTGGCAACAGCTCTCTTAGAACCATCAGGATTTCTAAAGTCTGAAGGATAAGTTGCTTCCTTAACCTCTTTCTTTTCTGGAAGTTTATCGTGTTTGGTTTTTGCAAAGTCCTTTACGTCGGACTTGGACATGGAGGTTGCAGCTTTGGTAACCTCAGTCGAGGGGTTTTCCATTTCCCCTTTTTGAGCCGCTCTAACCATCCCGAAGAATCTTTGTTGGGCTCTTGAGACTGCTTTTTCTTCAATGTTTTCGCCCTCTAGTTCGTATGAATCAACCATTGGATCGCCCTTCTTCAGAGCATCATAATGTCTCACCATTCTCTTTAGTTTCTTGAGATCCTTCACTCTCCTCTTATTGTCCTTAAATCCATAAGCAAACTTTTCATCATCTTTAGGAGCACGTTCTTTAGCTACCTTTTCATATTCTTTGGTATCTACTGCTTCTTTAGCAAACTCTTTATAAAGTGCATCAGCCTCACCATGTCTACCTTCCTTAGTAGACTTCTTACTCATATCAAGAAGTTGTTTCTTGGAGTACTTATGTCCTTTGAGTACCTTGGACATCTCATCGGAAGACATTCCCCTTTCTTGAATATCTTCTACTTCTTCCTTTACTTTCTCCCTCTTTGCCTTTGCTTTAGCAAGAAGTCTTTCTTTTGCAGCATCTCTCTCGGACTTAGGGATATTAAACATATCTCTATCAGTCTTCAACTTCTCCTTTGGAGCAATGATCTTAGATCTTACTTTTCTACGATTTAAAAGATACTTATCAGACTTATCGTGGTCTCCGTCGTTGTCAATATCCTTATCTTCTTTACCTACTGGATCTAATGCTTCTTCTACTTTCTTTTTTCTGTCAGCGGCAATAGCTGCACCAACAGCAGCTCTTCTTTTCTTCAGATATGAATCTGAAGAATCGGAGTCACCGTCGTTATCTACATCAGCATCTTCTTTGCCGACAGGATCTAATTTCTTAGAATGTTTAGCTTCTGCTATGATACGTGAAAATTCTTCCCAACTAGCCATTTAACTGCCAATAAAACAACGTTGCTAGTTTTATTTATCCTTTTTGCCTTTGCGGAATTTATCGTATATCGAAGCAATCCTTATCCCAGTATAACTTTTTACCTCTTGACCTGGAGTTAATTTCTGAACATACTCCCTATATTCATCCGTTCCAATCTCATGAGGATTCTCAACTAGATCCCTCAACCAAGACTTAAACATAATGTTATCTTCGGTGACTGCAATCACATAGTTAGTCCCTCTACGAATTACTTCACCAACAAGTCCCGTATTAACATTTTCTACAATGTCCCCAACTCCATAAACACCATCAACCAAATATGCATCACGAACTCCTTCCTCATCCAGTTTAGGTGCAACTTCCCAAATTTCTGTTTCTTCACTAACGTTCATTGATCTACGGAGAACATTGAATAATTCAATTTTTTCCATATTACCAAGAGTGTCAGGAACTCCCTTAGCAAATTTTAGAAAATCACCTTCTGCTGCAGCAAGACGCAATTTGGATGCAGACATACCTTCAGCACCTTCCGCATCTGGATCCCTATCTCCCGCTGAGACTACTTCAAGTTCATCATAATTATAAAGTTCTCCATTATACTTATGACTCAATCCCTGAAACTCACCAAGTCTATCTGCACCAACCATGATGATCATATTATTATGACCTTCTTCATTGGCACCTGTTAGTACATTAAAGATAGTCTTAGACTTACTATCATCAATGATGTAATCAGCATGATCAGGGAACATCTGACGCATGTATGAGATTTTCATATCAGGTGTCAAAGGATTTTTCTTAGCATCCTGAGAACGTGATGGATAAATTCTCAATTCATATCCTTTCTTTTCTGCAACCTTTGCGGCTTTATCAAGTAGTTTCTGGTGGCCAATAGTTGGAGGATTGAATCTACCGAATACTACAACAACTCCAGGTGCTTCTGGAACTGGCATCTCTTCTGGTACTTCCTCTTCTGGTGGAAGTTCTTGTTCTGGTGCCGGTTGTTGTTTTGCATCTGAAGTATTCGATGCTTGAGGATCTACCTGTGGAGCTTGTGCAGCATCTTGTGCCTGTCCCGTTGGAGTATCTGGTCCTGGTGCATCTTTCTGTCCAGGAGTATTATCTCTACCAAAAAACTTTAACTTACCACCAACAGTTTTTGCGACAAACTCACCATTCTTATCGTACCACCCGCCATGACCATCTCCGGTCAAACCGAGTCTTTTAGCTTCGGCAGATGCAGATGTTTCTCTTGCTTCAGTGAAGAACTGGGTAAATCTTTTCATTATTAATTTAGTCGAGGATCCTTAGCCTGTAAGTATTTATTTAGAATTCTACTTGGACTGCATTTGAAGGGATAGATGAAACAATAACTATTCTTCTACCTTTATCGCCGGCAGTAGGAGATTTTCCTAAAATGAGGGGAACTCCCCTACTGTCTCTCTCCAAAGTAAATGGTTGATCTTTTCTCCTTTTTCTAAGTCTCAAGAAAAGATTATGGTCATTTGCATATCGTTTTGCATCATGAAAACGTCCATTCAATCTAACGTTTCTCCCACTAGTTGTATAGGTAACATCCATGGGACCAATATACAAATATTGAATTGGACCACCCATAGCAGCATCACCAAGAACGATAGTTTCCTTTAGTGAATCACTAACTCTACCATACATATCTGGAATCTGATCACCTTCTTTGTATCCCATGTCTTGATACTTTTGCAAAGCTGCGTCTAGAAATCTATTACTAAATCCAGGAATAAGTGTTTCGAGTCCCCTTAAACCTCCACCAGCCATACTTGGAGCACTTGTTCCTTTATTGGAAATATTGACTCGGAATCCATTAGCTTTTGTCAGAACAACATCAGTGTATGGTTCAGATCCACTTGAAGCTCTTCCCATAAATTTGTTTGCAGATATAACATTTGTAACAGTAATGGATCCTGCAACAACATTTATAGGTTTACCAAAGTCCGCATAGTGTGCATTAACTGCTTCTACTACACCTGTTTCCTGTCTTTCTGAGATTAATCCAGCCATGGATACAAAAAACCCTTCCAAGTATTTATGGAAGGGTTCTTAATTTATTCTTCTACATGTTTTCCAATTTCTTCATCAAGTTTTAGAATTGCTTCTCGAATTTCCACAGTTCTCTGAGAGGGAAATTCATAACTGTCTTCTGCTGTTGATCTAAACAATGCAGAACGAACTGCAGCAGCTTGACGCAATTCTAAAGTAACAGTAATTTTT